CCAACAAGATCAAGCGTGTGTGGGAGGGTAAGATTGAAGAGAGGTTCTGGTCTGACACTTTCGTTGCTCCCCTTCCTGGTCAGCACATGTTCGACGACGAGTGGATTGAGCCGCGCATTCAGGTGGTGGCGTAATGCGTCTCGATCGTGATCACGGCAGTCCGTATGATCGTGGTTCTGCCGACAGTTACTATCAGCGATCGTTTCGTCCGCACTATTTCGTGGGCGGCACTTATAGATCTGATGAGATTCAGCAGTCAGAAATGACTCTCGAAGAGATTGAAGAATACACTCGCGGCTGGAGAGAAAACCAAGCCGCTGGCGCTTTTAAAGACTGGGGTTGATATGAAAATTGAAAACGAAACGTTGTTGAGTGAAGCGATTGATATTGTGAACGGTATCGATCTTGTTCTTGCGAACACGACGACACAGTACGATCTTGACGCGAAGAATTGTTATGATCTTGCCGAGAAACTTGAGCGAGCGAGCAATCTTCTTCTTGTTCTTGGTGATCGCAAGTATTCAAAAGAGCGCGATTCGATTCCGATGGGAGAGGGGGTTCCCTTCTAATGGCAGGAAAACCTAAATTTGAAAGCATTGTGAAAGTCGGCGAGTGCATCAAAGCATACGACATGATGCCTCGAAGTGGGTTTGAATGCTACGTTGTCGGTGTTGTTCGCGAAATTTCGATTATTGACAATGTTAAAGTTTTCTTGATTGATTGCGTGTATGATAGTTTTGCGAATCAAGACTACACGCGTGTTGGAAAACAAGTGAAGGTACCAATAGAACTTTCGCAGTTTGAGTACGAACACAGAATACAAAAGGTGTAAAATGGGTTATTTTAAAAATTTAGAGATTGATGTGATTGAGATGTATCGTCATGATGGTCTACGAGAAGTAGAGATCGCAAAGATCACTGGCTTGTCTGTAACTGAAGTAAATGAGATCCTCGCAGCGTATGAAAAGCGCGATATGGATTATGACGAGCCTGATACTGACATGGTTTCATATGATGATTTAACGTTTGAACCTGGTGACATTGATTACAATGCGGAGCATTACTAATGAGTGACATGGCAAGAATTGTTGAGTTGGGTCGCGAACTTGAGGCAATGGGTTGCGCTGTTGTAATCTTCACGGAAGAGGAGTTGCGTGGCGTTCGACCGAAGTATGTCGAGGATCGTCTGATTGAATTGGGATTCGAAGTCATTGACGATCTTGCTAGAGATATTGAGACTGAACGATTGGTGACTCCCTCTGAGGAAGATTGGAACTGGGCAATCAAATGATAAGTGAATATCGCCGTTCTATTCTCGCGCCAAGGACAAGAGTTCCGTTTGATGCAAGCAATCGAAAGCATATGCTTGACTACGCTCGCTTTGTAAAGTACAATACATGGAAGGATGGTTGCTCTTATTTCTTGGAAGATCCTTACACGGATATTCCTACGATGATTCGAGCCAAGATTGCCGATTACACTTTATCTAAACTTGTAGAAAAAGTTTGATATGGAATTTTTGATAGTAATATTGCTTCTGTTATTGTTACCAATCCTATTGATTAAATTCTTTATTGCTTGTATTGGTTTCGTTTGGGAATACATCGGAAGCATTTTTATTATCTTAATATTGTTGCTTGTATATTCTTGTAGTCAAATTATTTAATTGGAGCAAATAATGTCTAATGGTGATTTTGAGGTATTGCCTCGTGGCACAACTGAAGAGTTGCGAGTGTTGCGGCAGTTTGCTAATTCTATGATTGCCTTGAATGCAATTCATGATATGCCTGTACCGCACGAGATGCGAACGAAAATTCTTGAACTGAATCGTTTCTATAACACCCACGTGGAAACATATCCTGTATGATGATATATTGCGCTGCGCGTTTCAAACCTAAAAAGAAACGCAAAGTCAAAGGTGTGATTGCCAAGAAGTATAGCAAGTCGTCTGCTATTCTTGGTGTTGAGAAGTTGCCGAGTCTGTCTTATGGTCCGAGAGTCGGAGCAGATGAGGCACGAAAGGTTGAGTCGTTAAACTCAGATAAAATCTTTACAGAAAAAAGAGAGAGCCTGATGTATACAGGTTCTTTGGTAAAAGGTATCGCGACAATGCACAAAAGCAATGCGGTTCCTGTTATTGATGAAGAGCAAATGAAAGATATCTCTCGCATGCGGCGAGGTTAAGGAGGATTTATGTCTGTTAAAACGAAGGCTTTAGTTGAAACCGCAAAGGTGATGGCGCTGTGGCTTGTTGCAGGCGTCGGTGTTTATTTTCTTCTTGGACTGCTTGGTCCTAAACTTGGTATGTGGTTAATCCTTGCGAGCATGGTTGCTTGGTTCGGTTGGCTTGCATATGATTACTATCTCAACAAGTTTATTGCGGAAGAAAAGTTAAAGGATTAATGCGAAGTCCCTGCAAAGGAATATGTAAAATGGACACCCGACGTGGCACTTGCGTCGGGTGTTTTCGCACATTAGAAGAAATATCTCGCTGGACTAAAATGACTCATGATGAACAAAAACTTGTAGTACGCGAATGCGAAGAACGCGAACGTAGAGCCAACAAAGGAAGTTGCCGTAGATGAGTACACTTAAATCAGTAACACCAAAGTATGACATCACGTGGTATGTGAAATGGACTGCAAGCATCATTACTCTTATTGGCATCACCATACGCGCTAGTGGTTTAGTCCAGTTTCAGTGGATTGATTTAGTTTGTAGTTGGATTGGTGCTGTAGGTTGGTTTTATGTTGGATTCAAGTGGAATGATCGTGCGTTGATGATTCTTAATGGCGTCATTGGCGTTATACTATTCGCAGGGATTTTGCGAGTAGTCTTTCAGTGACGACTAAATAAAGGATACGATGTCACTGATGGATATTTTATGATTAACGAGTTAGATCTCGTTTCACTCAACGAGAAGTTCAAGAAAGCAGAACCCTTCAATCATGTTGTAATTGATAACTTTTTTGAAGAAGAACTAGCAAATAAAATCGCCGCTGAATTTCCTAAACACGATTCTGATGTTTGGACAGTAGCGTACAATAATCCTGTTGAAGTAAAGAAAGCATGTTCGCACTGGGATAAATTCCCATCAAGCATTTATTCTGCACTTTACTATCTTTGCAGTGAAGAGTTTGTGAGTAAACTCAAAGTCATTACAGGTATGTCAGAGATTCATGCTGACTATGGTTTGCATGGCGGCGGAATGCACTCGCATTGCCGTGGTGGCAAATTGAATATCCATAAAGACTATTCTGTACATCCAAAACTACCTTTGCGCAGAAACTTTAATGTAATTGTTTACATAACTCCTGATTGGGTTGCAGAGTGGGGCGGCGGAATAGAGTTCTGGTCGCACGATTACGAAAAGAATCTTCCAAAAGAATGTTATGCGCGTTACGAAAACAAATTTAATCGCGCAGTCATTTTCGATACAACTCATAACTCTTGGCACGGATTGCCAGATGAGTTGACTTGTCCTCAAGAAATTGCTAGAATGAGTTTAGCGACTTATTACTTAACGCCAATCACATTAGAAACTGAGACGCGAAAGAAAGCGTTCTTCACTCCACACAAAGATCAATATGATGATCCGAGTATTATGGAATTCTGTAAAAAGAGAAGCCAATTATGAAAGTAAGTATTATTACAGCAAGCGTCGGCAATCCTCATCTAAAAGAGTGTATCGAATCTGTTCGTGCTCAGACATATAAAGATATAGAACATATCGTTGTTATTGACGGAAAGGAAAGATGGAAACAAGCCGATCCAGTTCTTTATGAAGCAACTTTTCCAAGAGGAGAAAGTAGCAGTGATCAACTCATGGTTCTACCCTTTGCTACAGGCACTGATCGTTATAACGGTCATCGCATCTATGGTGCTCTCAGCTTTATTGCAAATGGTGATTATTTTATTTTCCTAGATGAAGATAATGCACTTGAACCAGATCATGTTGAAAAATTAGTTGCTTTGGTAAAAGAAAAAGATTTAGATTGGGCGTTTTCACTAAGAAAAATTATCAATCAGGAAGGTAAATTCATTTGTTTTGATGATTGTGAAAGTTTAGGAAAGTGGGCTTCTGTTCTTGATGCGAGAGATTTTTTCGTAGATGTAAATTGTTACTTTGTAAAGAAACAAGTCGCTGTTGGTATGTCACCAGTTTGGTATCGCAAGTTCCGTGAACCAGGTCAACCTGAAATTGATCGTGTGATTGCAGCAATGCTTATGCATCCAAATAACAAATTAAAATTTGACGGAGTGTTGGACTATACGGTAAAATATCGTGTAGGTAACACAGGTCTTTCTGTACAAGGAGAATTTTTCTTGAATGGAAATGATGTTATGTTGAAACGTTATAATGGAGTTCTTCCTTGGAAAAAGTAACACCATCAGTTTTGATTTCGACCATTTATTTTGCTGGCGTAAAAAGCAAAACAATCGAACTTCAAAGAGAAATATACGACAAATTTAATGTTCAAGAATACCCAAAACTTGGGTTCGGAACAGATATGTCATCTATGGATTTTCAAAATTTTCTTTGGATTATGAACAATTGTTCACCTAAAGAAATTAATCCAGAAATCGCAAAGAATGTGAAAGAAAATTCAAAAGGTTCTGTTAATGCAGAAGTTATTGTATTTTTGAATAGTAAGATTATTCCGCTTGAACCATATTCAATTCAAGTTATAGTTGATGCTGCAACTGAAGGTAAAATTATCAATTTTTCTCTATACGATGGTATTGCTTTCAGTAAAGAAACGTACAGAAAACTGGGTGAGCCAAACATGAAAGATTTGTTTAGTGCGGCGCGAAAAAATCGTATTCCGATACAAACATTAACTGTAAGTAGTATTGTCGACAATACAAAAACGTATTCGCTAGATGGTAAAGATCTTTTTTGGCAATCTGGTGGCGAGGATCATGAGAAAAAGTTTTGGGACAAATGTGAAGAAGTATTAGTGAGAGGTATGTATGAAGATCGTAGTATTGAGCACTGATACTGAGCACTACATGCTGCAGTGGTGGCTACCACACACTGCAAAAAAGTTTGATCTTGGAGTTATTGTTGACTTTAATTGTGATGATAACTCCGATGATAACACATATGAACTTTACAAAAAGTTCGTTCCACATTGGCGGTATTATAAAGTAACACAAAAAGAAGTTAGTAATTTTTTATGGGATGTTGTCTTAACTAAAATTGAAAAAGATCTTCTTGAAGAATTTCCTGGCAGTTGGATTACAACTTTAAATGCAACAGAGTTTTTAATTGGAGATTTATCGTTCCTTGATAATTTTAAAATGAATCGACAAGTGTTGATACCGTGTCATCTAATGAACGATTTACCTGAACATGAGAATGTTGAACCTGATTCAGAAATTTCTTTGTTAAAGCAGCGCCATCATGGTGTTCACTACAAGTCAGATTACCCGCACCCACATCGCGGCAAATCTTTCCAAGTTTTTGAACAACAGAAGCCTGAGGGAGTTATTCTAAACACTCGTTGGATGAGAAGTATTCACAACTATAATGTTGATTATTTGGGCACGTCAGTATATTCTGTCGGTAGACATTTTTGGGATTTAACTAGAGCAACAGATCAATTGGCAATTTGCCATATGAATCTTTCGCCATACACCGAATCATTTTTGAAAAGAAAGAAAAATATTCAAAGACGTTTGACCGCATCAGATCATCAAGCCGATAGAGGCATTCACCATAGAGTTAATGATGTAGTTTTGCAAGCCCGCAAAAAATTCTATGATCAATTAACGATTGATCTTTCTTCTGAAATAGACAAACTAGAGAGTACAAAATGAAAAATCCATGTATCGTAACTTACTTTATGGGCAACATTCTGGATAAAACACCAGAACTGCAAAGAGCAGTTGTTGAGAAATTCAACAAATCTAAAGTGCCTCTATATCAAGTAAAAGGTCAACCAACTCATGGTCAGTTTATTGATTATTTTTGGACTGTTAATGGCGCTGCGCCAGATTATATGTCCTCAGCCCAAATTAAACAAGAGTTGGATCATGACGTAATTTTAATTCTTGATATTGATTGTATTCCATTAAGCGAACATTCGATTGATTACTATCTTGAACAGGCTGCAGCAGGAAAAATTATTGGAAATGTTCAACGTTCAAATCATATTGAGAACGATCAACATCTATTTGCTGCCCCTTCTGCCATCGCTCTTTCTCGAGAAACTTTTTTGAAAATTGGGAAACCATCTGCTCAGGAAACTATGCGATCTGATGTTGCCGAAGAATATACTTGGCTTGCAGAGGCTGCGAATATGCCTGTTGAACTTGTTATGCCACTTTCTTACGATAAAGCGCCTCACAAATATGGATGGGAAAAAGATCAAAACCCACATTGGGCGTTGAAAGATGGTATGCCAGTTTATGGTATTGGCACAACATTCGGGACAGAAGAACATGGTCCCCTTTATTATCATAATTTCCAAATTGCTCATCCAGGTAATCAAGAAATGTTTTGGGCTCGTTGCGAGAAGGCACTAAATGAATAGTACTGAACTACTTGAATTGTGTCGCACAAACAAATACGACACAGATAAATTTTCTACAGACAACACGATATGCACTTGGGTGGATAAAAAACACTCATATGTTGAAAGTGCATATGGTGAATTGTTCAAACGATTCCGACTAACAAAAAACATTCTTGAGATAGGAGTGTATACTGGCGGTTCACATCTGTTGTGGAGAGATTACTTTCCTGAAGCAACAGTTGTTGGAATTGATATCAAACACTGTGACAAATTGGATCATCAGTCAAGAATAATTGAAATTGTTGGTGATGCTTACAAAAATGAAACATTAAACCTTTTTAAAGACGACTACTTTGATATCATCATCGATGATGGTCCCCATACTTTAGATACAATGTTGTTTTGTGTAAAAAATTATTTGAGTAAATTGTCAGATAATGGTATAATGTGTATTGAGGACATTGTTGAGTACAGTTGGTTGCGTCAACTATCAGATGCAGTACCAAGTGAATTGCAAAAATGTATTAAAGTGTTCGACCTTCGTCAAATTGACGAAAAGAGCGACAGTATTTTAATGATAATTGATAAAGGTGAATTAAATGGCTAATCGTAGTGATTTTTTTAACGCTAAACTCCCACGCAGCATCAAGCGTATGCTTACAATGGGTCAAGTTTATGGCTGGACTGGTGATCAACATGCACGTGGTGATCTTCGTCGAGCAATGATGGCTGCTCATGCTAATCATGTTGGATTCAAGATGAAGCGACAATCGTCAGAGAATCGCGACGCATCTGATGGTGAATAATGCACTCTCTTTCTGAGTTGCGTGATTACTTCGCTCGCAACGAAATAAAAATCAAAGAGTTTCAGGGTTGGTATCTTAAAGTTGGAAAAGATACCTGGACAATGCACAACGATGTGTTTTATTGTAACAATTTACCGAGAAGTATAAAGGAAAAAACCTTGCTTGACGGTTACGAAAGAGTTATAATAGAGACGCCAGAGGAAGTTGAAACCACTCCTACTGTAAGGAGATGGAAGGCAATGTCCAAACAAAGAAAAACAGGAAATGAAAATGAATATTAAAATTCTTAAATTAATTACAGGTGAAGAGATTATTGGTGAGGTAACTCTTGAAGATGAAACGCTCATCACATTAAAGAATCCGCTAGCAATTGTTATTCGCCCATCACAAGACGGTTTCACGTTTGGCTTCATGCCTTGGTGTAGTCTGATAGAGGGCGAGAGGCTCGTTTCAATAGGACTGAGTAACGTAGTCACAATGGGTAACCCAACGGACGAAGTTAAAAACACTTACAGCTCAATGTTCGGTGGAATCGTCACCCCTCCTAAACAATTGATCGTATGAGTGCATTCTACACTAATGTCGCCCTTATAGGCGACAATGTGTTGTTTCGCGGAATTAAAGACGGTAAACGATTCCGCAAAAAAGTTCACTACAATCCAAAGTTGTATGTGAAGTCTCAAACACCGACCAAATGGCAAACTCTAAACAAAGAGTATGTTGAAGAAAAGACATTCAAATCTATTCGCGAAGCCAGATCGTTTATAGAAGAATTCAAAGATGTAAACAACTTTGAAATTTATGGATCAAACCGTTTTGAATATGCTTTTATCTCAGATATCTTCCCAGAGGAAATTGATTGGGACTTGACTCATATCTGCGTTGCATATATCGACATTGAGGTGGGTTCTGAGAATGGCTTCCCTGAACCAAGTAAAGCAAACGAAGAAGTTACAGCAATCACTCTTGGAATGAATGGTCGCAACTATGTCTTTGGTTGTGGTGAGTTCAATAATACATTTGAGAATACAGAGTATATCAAATGTCAGGATGAATTTGAACTGATTGAAAAGTTCATCGACAAGTGGACTTTATATTATCCTGATATTGTGAGTGGCTGGAACGTTCGCTTCTTCGACTTCCCTTATCTCGTAAAGCGCATCACTCGCCTTTTTGGCGAGGATAAGGCGTTGAAACTTTCTCCATGGGGTAAAGTTTCTTCAAGCGAAGTAAACTTCAGAGGTAAGGTTCAAGTTTGTTATGACTTGATGGGTATTGCCATTCTTGACTATTACGAATTGTATCGTAAGTATTCGTCAAATCCAAACCAAGAGTCATACAAACTCGATCATATCTGCAGCGTTGAATTAGGTGAACGTAAACTCGATTATTCTGAATACGAAAATCTGCATCAATTGTATCGTTTGGATTATCAGAAGTTCATCGAGTATAATATTCGCGACGTAGAACTTGTTCAGAAACTTGAAGATAAAATTCGATTGATTGAACTGGCGATGACTCTGGCATATGACGCCAAGGTAAACTATGATGACGTATTCTCGCAGGTAAGAATGTGGGATACGATCACATACAATACCCTTAAAGCCAAGCATATGGTTATTCCTCCTCGCAAAAACTCAGCGAAGGATAGTCAATATGCTGGTGCGTTCGTTAAGGATCCGATCCTTGGTATGCATGAATGGGTTGCATCGTTTGACTTGAACAGTCTGTATCCTCACTTGATCATGCAATATAATCTTTCGCCAGAGATGCTCATTGAACCGAAAGACTATACGCCAGACATGCGCAATTATATGGCAGCGTATGGTAGTAAGATCAATGTTGATTCATTACTCGCTGGTAATATTCCAACAGCCGATTTGAAAAAACTGAAAGTAACTCTGACTCCAAACGGTCAGTTGTTTGATATCAGTAAGCAAGGGTTCTTGTCTGAAATCATGGAGCGCATGTATGAAGATCGCGCCATGTATAAGAACAAGGCTACGGAAGCAAAGAAGTTGCTTGAGAAGTCTGTCTCTGAATCTGAGAAACGCGAACTTGAAAAGCAAATAGCAAAGTTCAATAACATTCAGTTGGCTAAAAAGGTTACGCTGAATTCTGCTTACGGTGCTATCGGTAATCAGTACTTCCGTTTCTTTGATATTCGTATTGCTGAAGCGATTACTTTGAGCGGTCAGTTATCAATTCGTTGGATTGAAAATCAACTTAACGATTACATCAATAAGATTCTTAAAACGCGAAATGCTGATTATGTAATTGCTTCTGATACCGATTCAATCTACTTGAATCTTGGTCCGATGATTAAAAAGTCTATTCCAAATATTGATAAGGTTGATCGTCTTAAGATCATTCGTGCGATGGATCAGTTTTGTGAACAGAAACTTCAGCCATATATTGATTCTTCGTATCAACAGTTGTCTGAATATGTAAATGCTTATGCGCAGAAGATGAAGATGAAGCGCGAGGCTCTTGCGGATAAAGCAATCTGGACTGCGAAGAAAAGATATTTGATCAACGTGTATAATAACGAAGGCGTTGAATACAAGAAGCCTAAATTGAAGATCATGGGTCTTGAAGCAGTTAAGTCATCAACGCCGAACGCTTGTCGTGAAAAGATTAAAGAAGCGTTTGAAGTTATTCTTACAAAAGATCAAGACGCTTTGATTCAGTTCATTGCAGATTTCCGTCGACATTTTAAATCGTTGCCTGTTGAAGATATTGCGTTTCCACGATCAGTGAATGGTGTAAAAGAATATGCTGACAAAAATAGTGTTTATGCGAAAGGTACACCAATTCATGTTAAGGGTGCGCTTATTTTTAATAATGCGATCCGTTCAAAGGGTCTTGAAAAGAAGTATCAAGAAATCAAAGAAGGCGAAAAGATCAAATTCCTTTATGTAAAAGAACCAAATCCATTACAGTGTAGTGTGATCTCGTTCCTAACAACTATCCCAAAAGAATTTGACTTGGGACCGTATCTAGATTATGATACTCAATTCCAGAAATCATTTCTTGACCCATTGACTATTGTGTTGAATAGTATTAATTGGAAAAGCGAGAAAACAAATTCCCTAGATGACTTCTTCTCATAAGGAGAGATACAAATGAGTTTACTTGATAAGATTAAGAAAAATTCGACGATTAAGGATTCTGCAATTCTTGCTCGTTCCAAGTTCTTTGCTGCAAAGGACATGATTCAAACAAAGATTCCAGTCGTGAACGTTGCGTTCTCTGGCGACCTTGATGGTGGTTTCACTCCTGGTCTCACCATGTGGGCTGGTCCTTCAAAGCACTTCAAAACTGCATTCAGTCTTTTGATGGTAAAGGCATACCAAGATAAGTATCCCGATTCAGTTGTTCTTTTCTATGATTCAGAGTTCGGTACTCCGCAAAACTATTTCACTTCGTTTGGTATCGACACTGATCGCGTTGTTCACACTCCGATTACGGATGTTGAACAATTGAAGTTTGATATTATGCAGCAGTTGACTCAGATCGAGCGCGGCGAACGTGTTATGATCGTCATCGATTCTATCGGCAACCTTGCTTCTAAGAAAGAAGTTGAGGACGCGCTAGATCAGAAGTCAGTTGCTGATATGAGTCGCGCAAAGCAAATAAAATCCCTGTTCCGTATGGTGACCCCACACCTCACCTTGAAGGACATTCCGATGGTTGTAGTCAACCACACCTATAAGGAAATCGGTTTGTATCCAAAAGACATCGTCGGTGGCGGAACAGGTTCCTATTACTCGGCTGATAACATTTATATTCTCGGACGCCAGCAGGAAAAAGATGGACAAGATCTCATTGGGTACAATTTTATTATTAATGTTGAAAAGTCTCGATATGTTAGAGAGAAGGCAAAGATTCCTGTTACTGTTCGTTTTGACGGTGGCATTAGCAAGTATAGCGGTCTTCTTGAAATGGCTCTAGAATCTGGTCACGTCACCAAGCCAAATGTCGGTTGGTACGCAAAGGTCAATACTGGCACTGGTGAAGTTGATGCGAAGAAGTGGCGTTTGGCTGACACCGAATGTCCTGAATTCTGGGATAGCATTCTTGCTGATGATGCCTTTAAGGAATGGATTCGTAAAAACTATCAATTCAGTTCAGCAGTTGCTGGCAACCTAGATGTTGTTAAGGAACAGGAAGATGCTGAATAATCTTCGTGACAAATTCAATACGTGGTATCGCGATTACAAATATCGTAGAGGAAGATTTTATGAAATCTACTCTGACGATAAACTATATCAAAATGAAAATCATGTCGCTGCCTTTAAAATTCTTAAAGGTAAGTACAAAGATGTTGTATTCTCTATTGGCGCAATTAAAGTTGGTGAGACTTTACCAGACGGTTCAGCGAAAGCCACTTTTGATGTTGATGTTATTCAACAGCCCAGTAAATTTAAACGCGACTTGACTCTTGATGAAGGATTTAATAAAATAACTGGTGACATTTTATTGGTTGTTCTTGAAGATGCAATTAAGGCAGCCGACGACAGAATGAAATCTTTAGAACAAGAGTTGAGGGGAGTAGATAATGAATTTGACGAAGATCGAACAGATTATATTGAAGAACCTGTTCAAAAACGAGCAGTTCGTAAGAAAAACTCTTCCGTTTCTAAAAAGCGAGTACTTTCAAGAAAGAATTGAAAAGATCGTTTTTGAAGAAGTTCAGAGTTATGTTCTAAAGTATAATAATCTTCCTTCGTTTGAAGCCATCAATATCTCTCTTACGCAGAGAGATAATTTATTCGAAGAAGATTTCCGTCAATCAAATGAATTGATTGATAATCTTCAAGCGAGTGATGACTCAAGTAAACTTGAATGGCTTATTGAACTGACCGAAAAGTTTTGTCAAGAGAAAGCACTTCATAATGCTATTCTTGAGTCTATTCATATTCTTGATGAAAAGAGCGACAAGACTAAAGGCGCAATTCCTAAAATTCTTTCAGATGCGCTTTCAGTATCCTTCGATCCTAATATCGGTCACGACTATATTGAAGATGCGTCAAAGCGATTTGACTTTTATCATCAAGTTGAAAAGCGCATTCCGTTTGATCTTGACTTCTTCAATCGCATTACAAAGGGTGGATTGCCAACCAAGACTTTGAATATTGCACTTGCTGGTACAGGTGTCGGTAAGTCTTTGTTCATGTGCCATGTGGCAGCAGGTGCGTTGAGTCAGAACTATAACGTTCTATACATTACCCTTGAAATGGCTGAAGAAAAAATCGCCGAGCGCATTGACGCGAATCTTCTTAACGTCAAACTTGATGACCTTGCCAATCTTCCGAAAGATACTTACGAAAGAAAGATCTCTCGTATTAAAGAGAACATCAAGGGTAAGTTGATCATTAAAGAATACCCGACGGCATCGGCAGGTTCTATTCACTTCCGTACTCTGTTGAATGAATTGGCAATCAAAAAGAACTTCAAGCCAGATATCGTATTCATCGACTATTTGAATATTTGCGCCTCTGCTCGTCTGAAACATGGCGCTAACGTAAACTCGTATTCTTACATTAAAGCCATCGCCGAGGAACTTCGCGGCTTGGCAGTTGAGTTTAAGGTTCCGATCGTTTCGGCTACTCAAACGACTCGTTCAGGTTATACCAATACCGATCCTGGCTTGGAAGATACTTCAGAGTCGTTCGGTCTCCCTGCGACGGCTGACTTTATGTTTGCGCTTATCACTTCTGAGGAATTAGAAAAACTGAATCACATTATGGTGAAGCAGTTGAAGAATCGTTATAACGACCCGACCCTAAATAAAAGGTTCGTTGTGGGAGTTGATCGTTCCAAGATGAAACTATACGACGTAGAGGCTGCTGCTCAAACTACCTTGGCTGACTCTGGGCAAGAGTTAGATCGCGGCGGGTCATACGAGAAACCAAAGAACAAGTTTAGCGGCATCAAGGTATGAAGTTAGAGCGGATCGAAAAGAAGGTTTTTGCTCTTGCCGAAAATTGGGTCGGCGAAAAGCATATTCCCTCTATGATCCGCGAGTTAAATGCTGCCTTTAAGAAGTACATTGTTTGTTTTTCTTCAGGTCGATTTGACGAAGAATACTATCCAGATCATAATGTAATTGTAAACGGTCATTATTGTTATCGAATACGGGATATTATCCCCGAACACATATACATTCAATTAAACTTTCCAAAAGAAGTTAAAAAGGCGATCATAACTCAAAAGGGTGCTAAAAACCTGGCGATAAAGATTGTTCGGGCTATTCATCATGAGTATCGCCATAAACATCAGCAAAGAGGGCGTCATTGGCTCATACAGAAAGAGTATAAACCTAAACCAAAACAGCATAAATTGAAGGCGATGTATTATGGGAATCCAGACGAATTGGACGCTCATGCATACGAAACTCAAGCCGAAAGATTGAATATAAATAAATTAAGAGCAGCCCATAAAATAGGTTGGCGAGAAAGCGAAGCGATCTTTATGTATCGTATGCACTTTCGTACTGCCGATCCTAAAGTTTGGAAAAAATTCTTAAAAAAGGTTTATAAACTCAATGTTGAAGTTCAAACAGTACCTGAAGGAAGAAGAAAAGACCGAGCACATAGATGACTTTATGAACTATGTTCGCGACTTCCTGCAACTTGAAGAAATGCCTGCACTTGAGTTGATCCCAGACAAAAACGTTGCAATTGAAAACAAAAGTTTCGGTGGGTATAGTCCAAGCGAAAAGAAAATCTATTTAAATACAGGTGGTCGTCACCTAGCTGACGTGCTTCGCACTTTGGCTCACGAAATGGTTCATCATCAGCAAAACTTGAAGGGAATTTTAACCCGAAATGCTGGCGAAACTGGCAGTGACTTTGAGAATGAAGCAAATAGCGTTGCTGGTGTTATAATGAGGAATTATGGGAAGCAAAATCCTAAAATTTATGAGTAATGGCGCAATTAAGAACTACAAGTAAAGGACAGTTAGCCAAATACACTGCTGGTCTTTTAAGTGTTGTTGGTTCTTCTATGAATAGTAGAACTGGCATAAAAGCGGGCATCAAAACTGTCATTATAAAAAATAACGATAAAAACAAGCAAGTATTGAAAAAGTACTCGCAACTTGCATCATCATCCAGTACAGAAAGAGCAGCCTTAGATTTGATCCTAGAAACAACTAGCGGTTTGGTTGCTATTGGTGCTATTGATAAACCTAAAGACAAGGGTAACAAAGGCGACATTGCTGAAGGTATTCTTGCCGCAGCAATTGCTGCTCGATTTGTAAATAAGAATCAACCGATTGACTCAAGTAAAGTAAAGGAAATCATTTCCTCCCTTTCAACTAAAAATGGTAAGGTTGTAGAAAAATCATTCCCATCACCAAATAAGAATCCCAAAATCAAAGATACAGTTCAATTCTATTTGTCGCTTGCTGAATCCAATATGAAATTCTTTTTAGATCAAAGTTCATGGGACTCGTACAGTGATCTTTTTGATGCGGCAGCAAAATACGCAAACGGTCAAACCATAACGAAATGGTCTAAACTACTTTACGAAAACAATCAAGAAAATGTAATTGATGTAATCAGTGATGGCGTCGGTGACCAGAAAGGCACAAAGGTTGACGTGAAAGTTAAGGTCGATGGTAAAGCAACAAACGTTAATATCTCTCTAAAAGCAGATGATGTTAAACAGTTCGGTCAGGTTGGCGGTTCTGAGTTTGAAAAACAAATTACACTTTGGAATAAACTTGCAGGTATTGATGTTTCAGAATTGGAAGACGATTACACTAACCTTTTAAAGAAGAAAAAAGTTGAAAAGGCTGTGTATCTAGTATATGATTATGTGTCAAACAAAATGAACACTATGCTAAAAAACAAAAGAACTAAAACGACTTTGTTAAACAATTTGGGTAGTGGTATACAAAAGTTTGCAACAAGCGGTGAAGAAAATGTAACTTTGGTTCAACTTGCTGGTGGTGCTGCTAAAGTTTATGATTTCGGTAAAGTGATGGGCGCAATTCAAAATTTGGATTTGAAAGTAAAGATTATTGACTCCAGCGGTAAACCAAGAATGATTATTGAAGACAAAGATGAAGAATCATTTTTGGAAGTGCGTGTGAAAGCAGAAGGTAAACCTGATGGGTCTACCTATATTAGAAACTATATAGAAAAAGGAAAACTCCTAACTTCGTTGATTGCTACATCAGCATGATTTAATTATAACTTGGGTGAATTATGACTACATTTGTGACTGGCGGTTTGGGTTTTATTGGTTCTAATTTCGTAATCTCTCATCTGAAAAAGTATCCTGAAGATGAGATCATCGTTATTGACAATTGTTCATATGCGGCAAACGAAAGCAATTTAGACGGTTATTGGAACGATTGGCGACTCAAACTCAAACGTTGCGACATTCGCAACTTCGGACATTTGGAGAGTTTGTATCATGATTACGAACCGCATATTACTTTCCATTTTGCTGCTGAATCTCATGTGGATAATTCCATTCGCGGCGACGACGTTTTCTTGGATACAAATATTAACGGAACTCACAATATCCTCAAGTGTATCAAAAAGTACGGAGGGAAATTAGTTCACGTTTCTACTGATGAAGTATATGGTAGTTTGGGTCATGATGATCCAGCGTTCACAGAAAATACACCATACAATCCACGCAATCCGTATTCTGCAACCAAAGCAGCCAGCGATCATTTAGTTCGCGCTTATGTAAACACGCATAACATTGAAGCAGTTGTGACAAATTGCTCAAATAACTACGGTCCGCGACAACACTCAGAAAAATTCATTCCAACTGTGATTCGTCACATTAAGAACAATACACCAATTCCAGTTTATGGCACAGGTCAAAATGTTCGCGACTGGTTGTTTGTTGAAGATCACTGCGATGCATTGCTGACTATTGGTCAAAACTTTAAGTCAGGTGAGCGTTATAACATCGGTGGTGGCGTTGAGATGAGTAATCTTGATATGATTACACTCATCCTTGATCTGATGGGTAAGCCAGTTCACATGTATCAAAACTGGATTAATTTTGTTCCTGATCGTAAAGGTCATGATTTTAGATACTCAATGGATGCGAGTAAAATTGCTCATGACTTGGGTTGGCAAGCAAAAACGAATATTAATGATGGCTTAATTAAAACTTTGGAGTATTATAATGCGTAAAGGGATTATTCTATCAGGTGGTATGGGTACTCGTTTGTATCCATGTACTGAAGTGACATCGAAACAATTGCTACCAGTTTATGATAAGCCATTGGTTTATTATCCTCTTGTGACTTTGATGTTAGCGGGAATTCGCGATATTTTAATCATCAACTCACCAAATGATAGCGAACAATTCAAACGTTTGTTGAAAGATGGTTCGCAGTGGGGTTTGAAAATTGATTACATGATTCAAGAAAAGCCAAACGGAATTGCCGAGTGCTTCCGTCTCGCTCAAGATTGGATTGGTAAGAATGATGTTGCTCTTGTTCTTGGTGACAATATTTTTTACGGTAATGATTTGATCAACCGTTTCAATTACGCAAAGAACAATACAGGTTGCACTTTGTTCGCATATCATGTACAAGACCCAGAACGTTTCGGCGTTCTTGAACTTGATGAGCATGGTGATCCAAAAGCAATTCTCGAGAAACCAGCCGTTGCGCCAACAAACTATGCTGTAACTGGTCTATATTTCTATGACAATAAAGTCGTAGATTATGCGTGGCAAATCAAACCGTCTGCTCGCGGTGAACTTGAAATCACAGACATTAATAATCTTTATATGAAAGATCACGATTGTAAAGTTGAATATTTGAATCGTGGTATTGCTTGGATTGATACTGGTACGTTTGAATCACTTGCAGAGGCATCAACCTTTGTTGGTTCAATTCAAAGACGAACTGGAACAATGATTGCTTGCCCTGAAGAGGTTGCATATCGTAATGCTTGGATTACAGAATACCAACTTCAAGAAGCGGCAAACAAGTATATTAAGTCGGACTATGGTAAATATTTGCAGAAGATCATTAAACTGGGAAAACATAATTGAGGTGTGCTATGAAAATTTTAGTTGTTGGGCGTGGATGGACAGGTAAAAAAGTTTTAACGGAACTTATGAATCGCAATCATGTTGTGACGATTTCCGATCATAAGAATGCGTTGGCAGAAGCAGCAGATGGCGTTTATGATTGGGTTGTGAACTGTGCAGGTATGACAGGATCGCCAAATGTCGATGCTTGTGAATTAGATCGCGAAGGAACCACCTACGCTAATGCCATTTTTCCAGCATTACTTTACAAATCCTGCGAAGAAAATTGGCACAAGCCACGTTTGGCTCACTTCTCGAGCGGCTGCATTTACCAAGGTGAGATCTCTCATGTAAATGATGATCCAAATTACTTCGGTAGCATCTATTCAGTAACCAAGGGCGTTTCGGATCTTTATTTGAAGGATCGTGCTCTTGTTTTCCGTATTCGCATGCCATTTACTGGTCTTAATGAGAAAAAGAATTACCTAACCAAGGTGATGAATTACGCCAAGAACGCTAAACTTATCGACGCAGGTCAAAACTCTCTTACTGACCTTGACGAAGCCGTTCGTGTTGCATGCGATCTTATTGAAGACGGCGAATCAGGTCCTGTGAATCTTGTAAACGAAGGTTCGGTCAATATGCACGAACTCGTGGAGTTAATGGGTATTGATAACGTTCAATGGTTTACGCCAGAAGAATTCAAAGAAGCCACTTTGGCTTCTCGTTCTACCTGCACGATCCCAGCGCATCCTGCTATGCGTCCAGTTCGTGAGGCGTTGACTGCTGCTCTTGCAAAAATGAAGAGTAATTAAAAAGAAACTAAATATACTCATATCCCACAGAGCGGAGAGTATGTTTTTAAATGTTATCGTTTAGCACCTATTTACAAGAAGAAATAGAACCAGTTAAGCATTTAAAGCACTTAACACACGCAGAAGATAACTTTCTACATAGCGGTGAAACAGGTTTTCACCATACGGTAGATGCTCTCTCAGCAGTAAACGACAAACTTAACGGTGCGTTCAATACTACAAAAGTGACGACCAAGTACGATGGATCCCCTTCTATCGTGTTTGGTCGTCATCCACAAACGGGCAAGTTCTTTGTTGCCAGTAAGTCGGCTTTCAACGTTAATCCAAAAATCAATTATAGTGAAGCCGACATCGATCGCAATCACGGTCACGCACCTGGATTAGTCGAAAAACTTAAAACTGCGCTTCGACATTTACCTAAAGTCGCCCCAAAACATGGCGTTTATCAAGGCGACCTAATGTATACAAAGGGTGATGTGGCTAAAAAAGGCGGTAAATATCATTTTACTCCAAATACAATCACCTATTCTACCCCTGTAGACTCAGAACACGGTCAAAAGATCGCAAAAGCCCACGTCGGATTAGTTGTTCACACAAAGTATCACGGTCCTGATCTTGCAAATATGACTGCAGGGTTTGACGTAGATCACGATAAATTTGGGTCTCACCCAAGCGTTCACCTTATTCATCCAGGCGTAAAGCCAGTCGAACACTCTGAAAAGAATCAAAAAGAGTTTCGCACCTACCTAAATTCAGCAATTCGCCACCACCAAGCCTCTCATCCAGAGATGTATCACGTGGCTCGAGCCCATAAAGATCATTTAGACCTTTATATTAATCACACCGTTCGTGAAAATACGACTCCAACGGTTGAGGGTTATCGTTCTTTCGTCTCCAATCGTTACGAAGGCGAGATCGAAAAGAAGAAAACGCCAAAAGGTAAACTCAAACAACACGAACTTTTAAATGCATTTCACAACGAAGTCGACAGAAATGGTAAACATTTAGCCCAAGCGTTTAAGATTCATCATGCTATTCAAAAAGCGAAAAATGCACTAGTGCAAACTCTATCTTCCTCGACTGAATTTGAACACCATATAGACGGTAAAAAAACCGAGCCAGAAGGGTTTGTTATGGTACATAATGGACATCCAACAAAATTAGTAAATCGTGCAGAATTTGCTCGTTCTAATTTGCTAAAAGGAAGAAAAAAATAAATAATCTTATTGCCAACAGATGGTAAAACTATGAGTAAAGCAACACTAGTGTGGGGTCGTTTTAACCCTCCAACAGAAGAAGGTCACGGTAAAGTAGTAAACTCCGCAATGGAGCACGCCGAAAAAACAGGCGGCGCTCACTACATTTTCCCTACACACACTCAAGATAGTCGTAGCAATCCGCTATCCCACGACGATAAAGTTTCAGCGATGCGTCGTTTGTTTCCAAAAGCAAACGTCGTTTCAAATTCAAAGGTTCGTACTCTTATTCATGCAATGCAGCATTTGGAAAGTAAGGGGCATACTCACGTTACCCTAATTGCAGGCTCAGATCGCGTTCCAGAATATCACGAATTACTAAACAAATATCGCGCAAAAGAATTCCCAAAAATTAAGAAAGTTGAAGTTGTTTCTGCAGGACATCGTGATCCAGACTCAGAAGGTGCGGAGGGTATGTCAGCCTCAAAACTTCGCGGTTTGGTTTCGTCAGGCAAACGTAATGATTTCATATCTCATTATAAAGATAAAAAATTAGGCGCTGAACTACACGATAAGGTAAAAGCAGGAATGACTAAACTCAAAGAAAGTTATAAAGCAGTATTTCTTGTTGGTGGACCAGGAAGCGGTAAAGATTTCTTGATTCATTCTGTATTCAATGAACATAATTTAATTGAATTAAGTTTAGATAAACTGCATAAAGCAATTTTAGAACAAAAGAATCTTCTTGAACTAGAAGATTATCCTTCTGTAATTATTAACGGTACTGCCGAAAATAAAGGAAAGATTGAAATTGCAAAAACAATTTTAGAAGCCATGGGTTATGATACTGCCATGGTTTTCGTTTATACATCAGATGAAGTTTCGCGCAATCGTAATAACTTCCGTTTGATGAAAGGTTCGAAAACATTTAATGAAGAAGTTCGTAAGAATCGTTACGATGAATCACTAAAGAACATGAATGCATTTTTTGAAGAATTTAAAACATTCTTCATCTATGACAATTCAGAAAATATTATTATTGCAGAAGAAAGCCGCAAAGCAGAAATTGGCGGATGGCTTCGTGAATTGTCAGAAGGTGTTGAAAGATTTTTAGATGAAAGAGTTTTGGAAGCAGGGACAAACGATGCTTCAAATTTTATGAAGCACTTAACACCAGGACAGGTCACAAATGATGTCAAGAGTTATGCGGAAGCTGAAACAAGTGCTGACGAAGATAAAAAGAAAAATATTCGTCGAAAGGAACAGAATCCCCTTGAAAGTAGTCAGGGAGATGCAAGAGGGGGCGGCATTGCCGTTGCCAGGTCTGCTGAGCCAACCATTGGCGAAGAAGAAAATAAGAAGTCTAAGAAAAAGAAATTGAAAGATATCTCTCCTCTTTCTGTCGCAAGAATGGGAATGAGCAGTTACTTTGATGGTCGCATGGGCGCAGTACCATCAGGTGGAATTGGTTTAACGACAACAGCAATACAAGAAGAAAGCAAATGAAAAAGTTTCCTCCTGTTGCAAAAGATAAAGAATCAGGATTGCCAAAGAAGTATGTGGCAGGTTTAAGTAAATCTACTGCAAAGGCTCGTGCTGCGCATTGGAAAAAGGCAGCAAAACTTTCCGACAGCGATCCACGCGCATACAAACCTGCACCTGGTGATGCAACAGCAAAAACAAAACCAAGCAAATACACAAAACGTTTTCATAAAATGTTCGGTGAACAAATTGGTATTGTTGTTGAAGGTGCACCAGAAAAGATTGAAGGAACAAATTGCGCTAACTGTATTCACTGGGTAAAGGAATCAGAGAAGCCAGTCGACAAGAGCGAATTGAACGAATATGGTGGATTGAAAGCGCCAAACGAAGCATACGTTGAAATGTCTAAACATGCTGATCTTGTTACATTGCCAGGAAAGGCAGTTGTTAAGATAAAAGCATATTGCAATCACGAGGACATTCATGACTTTGTGACAGAAAGAATGTGCTGCGCTTATTGGGACGGCGAAGGTGTTAAAAGAGAATATAAAGGAATCAGTCCAAAAATGGACGAGTCCGTAGAGTTAGATGAAACAATCGTAAAGGTTGATGGTAAGTTTCGTCTTGTTTCTAAAAAGACTGGACGCAATCTTGGAACTTATGACACAAAGGCTGGCGCAATGAAGCGCGAAAGACAAGTTCAATACTTCAAACATATGGGTGAAGAAAAGATGGCAGATTATAAACCAAAGGTCGGCGATCACATTTCAACTATTAAAGGTGGTCAAAATACTGGTAAAGTTGAAAAGGTTGAAGGTGGTCATGTTTATTTCCGCAGCGATTATAAGCGCAGTACACTAGGTCGTGGTGATGACTATTACCCAATATTTAAAACACATGTAAGCAACGTTCGCTTACATGAAGTTGCACTCGATGAAATGGATAAATCTCAACCATCTTCAAGTCGTGGTGCTGAAGGATTAGCATTAGGAAAAAAAGCGAATCCAGTTAAACGCGATGAAGTTAAATCAGGTGCATTGAAAATATTGCAAAAACAATATAAAAAAGTAAAAGAAGAAGTCGAGCAGGTTGATGAAGCCAACATGCGCTTCGATTATGAAGCAGCCGCTCGCCCAAAATCATCTGATGTCAAGAACTTCTTGAATCGAGATAAGAATGCTCGTGCAGCTGCCGCTTCTAAAAAATATATTCGCCGCATGACAAAACTTGGTGGTCTTGGTCCAAATCAAACCAAGAAAGACACCGAAGCACACATGAAGGCTCATTTTGAAGAAGTCGAGCAAGTGGATGAGGCTCGTGGATATAAAATTGAGCCTAAAGAGTCTCCTGTATTCAAAGGCTCAAGAGCAAACCCAATGATGCGGCACTTTAGTGTCTCTGTTGGAAATAAAGAAGTTGGCTGGCTAGAACATGACAAGGACGATGACACAGTCCGTGGTAGTTTGCATGGTAAGTCTGTCAACATAAGCAGACATAAAGGGGATACTGTTGCTGACAAATTCAAATCATACATTAATCAAATGAAAGAAGAAGCCGAGCAAGTGGATGAAGGCTCAAAGCGCATGAGTGCAGCCGTCAAATTACAACGCGCATTTGACAGAGAAAAAACTGCAAGCGATGCCAGCCGTAAGCGTGGCGAGGAAATGCTGACTCAGGCTCGCAAAGAATATGATAAAAAACAAGTCGCTAAGACAAACGAAGAAGTCGAACAATTTGAAGGTTTCTTATCCTTTCTACGAAAGAAACCTGTTGCAAAAAAGAAACCAGCAGTTAGCCACAAACATATGCGCGCTGTATTCTCAACTATTGAAAGACAAACGCGAGTCGCGAAACCTCAACAAACAGGACCAGTCATTCACCGTCATACAGTTGCTGCATATGAAAGCGTAGAACAAATTGATGAACGCAATAAAGCAAACGCAGAAGCCAAGAAAAAGGTATTGCGTCAGGCTGGCGTGAATGCATCAATCAGCGGTAAAGTTCGATTTGGTGGATCTGCACTACAAATGGGTCGTGAGGCTGCAAAGAAACTTCCTTCAAAGGGATTAGCAAAAGCCTATCGTGAATTGCCACGCGTTGCTGAGCAAATGACTGATAATGCTGCAATTACTAAAAAGACAGAACGTGAGCGGCGCATTCGCGATACTCGTGTAATTCATCATCAAAATCGCCATATTCATCAAGCCGCAATGGGCACGATGGAAGAATCAGCAGGTAAGTCACTTGCCGATAAAGCGAGAAAGTCGGGCATTTCGCTTGGCACTTTAAGAAAGGTTTATAATCGTGGCGTTGCGGCTTGGAATTCTGGACATCGTCCAGGAACCACGCCACAGCAGTGGGGTCATGCTCGTGTAAATTCCTATATTACAAAGGGCAAAACCTACCACACAGCCGATAAGGATTTGCGTCGTGAGTCAGTAGATGTCAACGAGGCATTTGAGCGTGAATTTGGCGACAAATAAATATAACGTACCTAACCAGGAGTAAACTATAATGTTCATTAAGGATAAATCATTACTTTCAGTGGCTGGCGCAGCGAAGGCTGTTATGGCTACGAAACTAAAAGAAGACGTTGAAGTTCAAAAAGCAGGTCTTGTAAGCATGGCTGACAAGGCTCTTGTTGACATTTTCGGCGTTTATTTGAAGGCACATACCTATCACCTAAACATCGACGGCGCAAACTTCCCACAATACCACGCACTATTTGGTGAAGTTTACGAAGGTCTTTACGGCACAGTAGATAATCATGCTGAGCACATTCGTATTCTCGGCGGATATGTAATGCTCTCACCAGCAACTCTTGCTCGTAAATCTTCAGTTGTTGAAGACACTTCAGCAATGCTCGAGCCACGTCAGATGCTTGCAAATCTAAACGACGAACTATCAAAACTAGTTCGTGAATTGAAAACCGTATACGCTGCAGCAGAAGCCGCTGGCGAAATTGGTTTCTCAAATTTTTTGCAAAATAACATCGAAGCATTTTCCAAGTTAAATTGGAAAGTTGCTACAACGCTCAAAGGCGTTTAATTAGTTACTGAGGATAATCGCATGGAAATCGAAAATTTAGACGAAAATGCTGCTTGGCACAAAGTTTTTACTTCTGGTTCTGAAGCGCTCAAGAGCAAGTTAAAGAAAGTACATGCGAAAAATCCAAAGTTTCAGGCTTTCTTAAAGAGCGGTGGTTATGAAGGCGAACAAAAGAGCGCCGCTCAAGCCAAGAAAGATGTCGCTGTAATCAACAAAGCAAAAGCAAAGGCTGCTGAGCCAAAGAAAGTTGATCGCATTGAATTGATTAGGAGAGCCGTAGAAAAGCGTAATGCTCGCAATAAAGAATTTAAACTTCGCAGAGCATTCGGTGGTGAACCACTTGGCGCCGAGCACGACAATCCAATTTCAATGGCACGCGCAGGTATGCCAATTAAGGGTTATCGTTTGGGTGAAGAGATGGATGCAAAAGAAAAGAGAATTGCAAATTTAAAGAGACAATTGATCAAGGGTGTTGCAAGTAAAGGAAAGAGCCGAGAAACGGCAACTGCTTACGCAAGCATGCCATCAGCACACAGCCGCAGTCAGGCTGCAGGACATGCTGCAGATCTAAAGAGAGATCTTCAATCAAAATACTCAAAGCAATTTGCTGAATCGCACGAACCAATGAAGCCATATGTCAAAAGAGCGCAGCAAAAGTTTGATGCCGAAAGAAGAGCGCAAGAACTAGAAGACAGAGCAAAAAAGCGACAAGCTGGCACTTCTTATGGTCTTTATCTTGCAGCGGCAAAAAAAGCAAAACTCAAAGAAGGTAGAATGAAAGACATTGCTACTGATCGCGAAGAAACAAGTCGCCTCAAAGCACAAGAAGTTCTTGGTGGTCCAGTTGTTGCAAAGTCAACATTACCTGCAGGAAAGCGCCCAGCAGGACAACGTCGTGCACGCAGCCTCGCTCGTGCTGCTCTCAAAAACCTACTAGTAAAAAGAAAAGGTAAGTAAAATGAGTTCATATAAAGATACATTTTTAAATCTACTCGTCAAAACACATTTCGTTGAAGAAAAAGACGAACGCGAGTACGACTACGAAGGTGACATGGCAAAGTCACAATTGAAGAGCATTATTACAAATGCTCAGAGATTGCATGACATGCTAGAAGATGACACCAACTTACCTGAGTGGGTTCAGAGCAAGATTACTCTTGCTGAAGACTATGTTCTTACTGCCGCCAACTATATGGAAGGCGAAGAAGATCTAGACGAAGAAGTCGAACAAACAGACGAAGCAGTTCGTATTGTTGATGTTGAAAGGGGTTTGCCTAGGAAATCAAATGTCAGAGTCCGACCAGGGTCGTTCTCGGCATCAGATTTTAGAGATCGTCTTGCTGTAGCAGCAAAAGAGCGTCGCAAAATCACAGGTGCACCAGGCGTCAAGGGATTCAATAAAGATATTGGTTTTTCTCCAACCAAACACATGGACACTAGTTATGTTCGAGCAATAAAGAAAGAAGAACTCGAACTCGATGAAACCCAAAAGAAACTCAAGCCATATCACTGGCGAGCAGAGTGGCGTTTGGGTACAGAGACTGATGTTGACAAGAACAACAAAAAGATCTTTGACAAACTTGCAAAAACTGATCCAGTTAAGGCTTCAGCATTTCATGATAATCTTATGAGAATGAAAAAGAAAGACATGAAGGAAGAAGTTGAAGAAGTCGAAGAAGGTGCAAAAGATTGGAAGAAAGCATTCGGTGCAGTTTCGACAAAAAATTTAAACAAAGATCTTTCTTCTATTAGAGGTAAAGTTCGCCGTTTAGATCATTCTGGGTTACAACCAAAAGTTGATATGACTCCGAAAGTGACTGCTGCAGTAAGTAAAAAAGGTTCAACTAAAGTTGACGAAGAAGTTCGCTACTTCTCTGGAACAACAGTCAGCGGTAAGCCATGGAAGTTCATTCCACCAGGCGAGCCAAAAATGCTCAGCCCAGAGTTCGTAAAGGATCGCGTTCCAACGCTCACAGACAAAGAAGCCCATGAAGTTTCTGTTGTTGCAAAAGATCAGTATAGCGACGTTGATAAGAAGTTTGCCGAAATGAGCGAAGCGAAGGCTGGCACAGTACCAAAAACGCCAAAAGAAAAACAATTGGCTGCAAAGGCTCACCCAAAGCATTTGATTACTCGTAAAGATGTATTACATGCTCGTGGTGTCAAACTTGGCGAAGCAGAGTTGCGCGAAAAGGTTCGTGAGAAACTCGGCGCACCTGGCAAGACAATGACAAAGAAACCAGCTGATCCAGTAGTGTTTCACCCACTTGGTAAGAAAAAGAAGTAATTGTAAATGACAAACGAGATTGATAAATTAAATGCAGATCTAGATCTATTTTTGGCAAAACCATTTTTAGATCTACCAACTGCACACAATACAATTGCAATGACTTTAGGTCAACATGGAATCATCCTTCCTGCTTTAAATTTAAAGGGGGATGATGAGTTCTTGTTTGAACTTAAAGATGGTGCTAATGATTATACTGGGCATTACTTGTATATCACATACGACTTAACCCCACAAGGTTACGATGTGTATGCAAACGTCGTCGATGAAGACGAATTAGATGCACTCGGCGTAGATGATGATGAACTTGAAGAAGTTGAGTCTGAAGATGAAAATCCAACTGACTATGGTATTTCTCCATTCTTATTGCGCACGAGAAGAACAGACGACACAAGTTGGTAAGTCGTATGTTTGAAAATTTGAATGACGATAATTTTTTATTATATGCTATGAAATGTTATAGCAAACCAAATGCTATAATTAGTGAGTTTGAAGAAGACTTAAACAGAATACAGTATATCAAAAGATTAATCACAAAGTACCGTGATTCGGGTGAGTTTAAAGGTCGTCTCATATTAAATCATATTACTGTGATTTATAATGTGTTCGGCGTGGAAGGTGCTACAAGAATTTTATTTTATAAGTTGGATGAAAAAGACTACGAAATTATCAAACCGTTTTTGGTGTTTTTAAATTTTATGCCAGAAACGATTTATGGTATTCGCGGTAAACATATACGATCAAGTAATGTTGGTCTGGATCAGGAAGCGGTAAAATGTCTAAGAGAATTAAAGTAAAAGAAGAGGCACCAGCAGTATCAATTGCAGCAGGTGGCGTTCCGTCTCTTACGAACCCATCTGACGTTTATGCGTTACAACTTAAAAAGAGAATCGGTAAAAAGATTTTACGCAGAAAACCACCAAAGTTATGAGGCAAAAATGAGAAATACTCTTATACTTTTTGCTTTGTCATTTACCCTTGTTGGGTGTGAAGATACATATAGATATCCTTGTCAGGATCCTGCAAATAAGGATAATCCTGAATGCAATCGCCCAGCGTGTGAAGCAGATGGATTCTGCTACGACACATTGAACGGTTTACCGCCAAAACAAGTAATTGAATTGAAGGTTGAAGAAGTACCTGCAGAACCAGTTGTAGAACAAACTGCAGAAGAAACTAATATAGATGAATCTACAGGAGAATAATTATGTTTAAAGGACCACGTTATACAGAAAGTGAATTGATGGCACGACTCAAATTTACAGTCGGTCTTTCTCTTGCTTTTACACTTACGGGAATTGTGTTTGTAGTTCTCTACTCACTTATCTTCGTAACTCAACCAATGCAGCAATCGCCAAATGACGCCAAGTTCTTTGAGTTGATTACGCCAATTGCTACTTTCTTGACTGGTATCCTATCAGGTATTATGCTTGGTAAAGATGACAAGAAACCAGAAGCACCAAAGCCACCAGAGCCAACTCTTGGTGATCCAACACCAGATGATTTAATCCCAGAACCAGTTGCTGAAGTTGCACCACTTGTTGTTGCAGGCGCTGTCGGTGTTGCTGCTGGTGCTGTTGTTGCAGATGCAGCAAAAGAAGACGAAGACGAAATCGCTTGAGGTGACTTATGAGTTTAAAAGCACTTCAACAAAAAATAGGCGTAACAGCAGACGGTGCGTGGGGTCCTGGTACTCTACGTGCTGCTGCTGCCTATTATAAATTATCTCCAGCAAGAGCAGCGCACTTCTTTGGGCAAACTGCTCATGAGACTGGCGGATTCAAAGCATTCTCTGAAAACTTAAACTATGGAGCAAAAGGTCTCCGTGGGATTTTTGGTAAATATTTCCCAACCGATGCTCTTGCATTACAATACGAACGCAAACCAGAAAGAATTGCAAATCGTGTTTATGCGAGTCGTATGGGCAATGGTCCAGAAGCGTCAGGTGACGGTTGGAAATATCGTGGACGTGGTGCATTACAATTGACAGGTAAAGATAATTATCTGGCTTTCTCAAAGTATTGTAATCGTCCAGACGTAATGACAAATCCAGATCTCGTTGCCACGGAATTGGCATTTGAATCTGCGATGTTCTTTTTTGAAAGAAATAAACTTTGGACAATTTGCGATCAAGGAGTGACTGATGCTACGATTTTATCCATTAGTAAGAAAGTTAATGGTGGTACACACGGCTTGGAAGATCGCAAGAATAAGACGAAAACGTACTTCGCGCAATTGAGCGCACCTGGTGCAATTGCTGCACCTAAAGTTGCCGCAGCACCAGCGGCTGCAAAATCTGCAGTAGCATCCTCAGGTAAAGTAAATCCTGAAATGCAATTATCTGAACATTTTAATTTGAAAGAGTTTACTAAAAGTGAAACTGCAATTCGAAAAAGGATTGATAACACACCAAATGCAGAACACGCTAACAACCTTAAAATGGTATGCGAAAAGATTCTTGAACCAGTTCGTAAACATTTCGGTAAACCTGTTCGTATTAATAGCGGGTATCGGGGCGCTGCTCTTAATGCCGCTGTTGGTGGTAGCAGCAAAAGTCAGCATTGCAATGGAGAAGCGGTCGACTTCGAAATCGACGGACTCCCAAACCCAGACCTAGCGAAATGGGTTGCTGAAAATTGTGAATTCGATCAGATCATTCTTGAGTTCTATGATCCGAAAGAAGGACCAAACTCTGGTTGGGTTCACGCATCTGTTTCATCAAAAAATCAAAACAGAAAACAAAAACTTACTGCGTTAACAGAAAAAGGTAAAACTGTGTATAAACCAGGTTTCATATCATAAGAGAGAAAAATGCCAGATAAATTAAACGCAAGTAAAACAATCGTTGCAAATACGATAACAAATACTCAGTTAGCATCAAACATATTGCCTACTGATAGAGTTCTTAAGTCTGGCGATACAATGACTGGACAACTTACCATTTCTGCAGGTGGTTTGAATATGGAAACCACAACAACATTGCAGCAAACAAAAGAACGTGTGAATGTGAGCGCTACAGCGTTAAGTGCAAATTTGACTGTTAACTTATTAGATGGCGCTGTGACTTATCTAACAAACGATGCAACGGCAAACTCTACAGTAAATTTTAGAGGTAATAGTACAACTACACTTGATTCTTTGGTTTCAACAAATCAATCAATCACAAGTCTTGTAATCGTTAAAAATGGTGCAACAGGATATGTAATTGCAAACGTTCAAATTGATGGCACAGGCATCACACCAAAATGGTCAGGAAATACTACACCAACAGCAAACACTAATGCTCTTGATGCTTACGGATTTACAATCATTAAAACTGCAACAAACACATATACCGTACTTGGCTCAAAAACTGAATTTGTATAAGGTAGATTAAAATGCCTTTACTGTCCACAATTGCAAGCGGATCTATTTCAGTTACTGGTGGCGCCAGCGTTCGCATTGTTAGAAAAAAAATTGCAGGTGGCGCTGCTGCTGGTCCAGTTTTCATTGATTATCTTGTGATTGGTGGCGGCGGTGGTGGTGCTGGTCCAGGTGGCGGTGGTGGTGCTGGTGGTTATAGAGAAGGTGCAAACTTCGAAGTAAGTTCTGGCACAACATACACAATCACGATTGGTGGGGGCGGTGGCGGTGGCTCAGGTTTTGCCGCAGGAACAAGTGGTTCAGGTTCAGTATTTCACACAATCACTTCTGCTGGTGGCGGTAACGGTGCAACAGTTGCCTCTCTTGGTGCAGCGGGTGGATCTGGTGGATCTGGTGGTGGTGGCGGTTATGGAACCACAACAGTAGCGGGCACAGGTGGCGCAGGAAACACACCATCAACTTCGCCAAGTCAAGGAAATAATGGTGGAGCAACATTCACATATACTCCTGGACCATACAGTTCTTTGACAGGAGTTCGTGGTCTTTCTGGGGGCGGTGGTGGTGCTAGTGAAGTCGGAGAAGCTGCATCAAAAAATACTGTTGGCGGCAATGGTGGTGGTACAGCAGGAAGAGGTGGTAATGGCGTAGCCTCATCAATTTCTGGATCATCAGTAACACGTGGTGGTGGTGGTGGCGGTAGTAGCGGCGGCAGAAATCCACCACACAATCAAATTGTTACTCAGAGACCTGGTGGTACTGGCGGTGGTGGTGCGGGTGGTGGTTCAACTCCAGCAACAGCAGCAGGCACAGCAGGAACAGTAAATACTGGTGGCGGTGGTGGCGGTGGTGGAGCCTTCGGTACACCAAACGCAGTAACTAGCCCTGGCGTTTCAGTTCAGCCAGGTGGTACAGGCGGTTCAGGTGTCGTGATTATTAAATATGCTGATAGTTACCCTGCAGCAACAACTACTGGTAGTCCAACAGTTACGGTTTCTGGCGGCTTTAGAGTTTATGTCTTTAATGCCTCTGGCAGCATCACATTTTAATAGAAGTTAAAGATTATGAAAACACTTGAAGAGAAAAAATTACTCGTCAAGATGGCGAGAATGTTTGGTCAACCAGTTGATCAAGCACTTGTCGAATCAATCGAAAAAGAAGAAAAACTTGCTAAACTTCTTTTTAAAGAAGAAGCACCACCACCTGAGCCAATAACAGAATCAATTCCTGAACCAGAACCTGTAATTGAAAAGGTTGTTGAGCAACCTGTTATTATTACGGAAGTTGATATTGATCGTGGTGGTGTTTCACCTCCCGTCCCTCCAAAAGAAGTTGTTCCTCCAACAGTTGATTACATAACTAAACCAACGCAAGGTGAATTAGTTAAACAAACAATGAAGGCGTTGAACACAGCAGCGCCAAAAATTATTTCAACTCTTGAACGAAAAGAAATTGAAGGTATCAAACGCACTCTCTCTGAGATGATGCAAAAGATCGGCACACTCACTTGGGGTGGTGGTGGTACTGGTATTGTTAAGATTTGGGATGCCGACGATTTAGATCGCGCAAATGCTGCTGATGGTCTATTCGTACAATATAACGAAGCAAGAAAACAATTTACTTTTGCCGCAGGTGGTGGTGGCGGTGGAGCACAAGGTGCGCAGGGGCGTCAAGGCGTTCAAGGTGCACAAGGTGTTCAGGGAGCAGTAGGAACGCAAGGCGCACAAGGTATTCAAGGTGCACAGGGTTATCAAGGTTTCCAAGGTCATCAAGGTGAACAAGGCTTCCAAGGTGAACAGGGGATTCAAGGTCCACAAGGCGAACAGGGATATCAAGGAACACAGGGTGAACAAGGATATCAAGGTGTACAAGGCGCGGCTGGTTTTGCAACAGTTAATACGACTCTCGTAACCGCTTCAACATACACCGTTGATGCAAACGATTATTACATTGGTGTCAATTATGCAGGAAACGTATCAATCACAGTTCCTGCTTCAACCAATGGCAGAATGATTGTAATTAAAGATGAATCGGGAAATTGTTCAAATAATCCAATATTAGCCGTCGGTACTATAGATAACGATGCAAATGGATTTAGTTTGCAAATAGATAACGGAGCAGTGCAAATGCTTTATCGTTCTGGCTGGAGAATCATCTAATGACATATTTGTTTAATAAAAATGTAAACCCACAAAATAATAGTATTGTGGTTTCTACAAGTAATCCATTACCTGTTACTGGTAATGTGACTGTTAATTCTTCAGAAACGCCACTCACAATTAATGGCATTTCACCAGATGCGTTTGGTCGTACTCGTGTTTCTGAATTGTTCACACTCGGCGATTATAAGCATCTCTTTGCAATCGATCCAAACTTTTTGGATGTCACTTCAAATGGCTCAGTTACATTTGAGATGAATAAAGCACAAGCAACACTCTCTACAAATAGTAATTCTTCTGCTTATGCAATTCACCAGACTAAATTTTATCACCACTATCAACCAGGAAAGAGTCAATTAATCTTTTCTTCTTTCAATTTTGGTGCACCAGATCGAAATGTAACGAAAAGAACTGGATATTTCGATGATCGCGATGGTATCTACTTCGAACAAGTGGGTAGTGATACGGCAAATGGAAATTTAGTCGCAAATACAACACAGACGCTCAACTGGGTTATTCGCTCATATACTGGCAATACAGCAAATGAATCCAATGTAGTTACAACAATTAATGGTGTGCCTTATACTTACCAGCGTCGTGTTCCACAATCAGATTGGAATGTAGATAAATGCGATGGAACAGGATTGAGTGGATTTAATCTAGACATCACCAAAACTCAATTAACCTATACAGACTTTCAATGGCTGGGTGTTGGTCGTGTTCGTTGCGGATTTGTTCATGATGGTAAAGTGATTATTGCTCACGAATATCTCCACTCAAATGTTCTAGACGAAGTTTATATCGCAAATCCAAACCTTCCAGTTCGCTGTGAGATTAGAAACACAGGACCAGGAACTGGTGGAGTAATGGAACAGATTTGTTCTACCGTTGCCAGCGAAGGCGGTTATATTGAATCAGGTATTGATTTTGCAATCACTGCAAATAATCGATCAACCGCAACACCTTCGGCAACTGAACTTCCATTAATTGCAATTCGACTTAAAAATACTTTCCAAGGATTTCCAAATCGAATCAGCGTTCGTTTAAATCAAATTGCTCTGCATACTGAAACAAATAGTATCGTCTACGAAATTCGTAAACTTGCAAATTCATCATATTTGGCTAATAATACTGGTGCTCTTGTTTGGACTTCTGCTTCACCATCAAGCGGTGTGGAATATTGTATCAATGCAGATACCATTACTAATGGTGAGTCATTTGCTACAGGATTCGTACCTGCTGGCGCATCTCAGAACTCCCTTTCTCCAGTTGCATCAGGCGCATTGACTGCAGCAAAGAAAAATATCATTGTGCAGAACTTCGACTCAACAGATTCAGAAGTTTATGTAATCGTGGTTAGAACAATTACCACAGCAGGAAATCAGATTGCATCAGTCGGTGCAGCCTTGCAGTGGCGCGAGATTTATTAGTAAAATAAATATCAAAAAACAAAGGAAGATTAAATGGCAGGCAAGTTATCTGGTGGTGCAATTGAAGCAGGAACGATCGAGTTAAGCAAGCTTGACTCCAGTCTCAACACGCAGATAACTTCTTCTGGTGGTCCTAAAGTGAGCAATTTAATTTATTTTGGGGCAAATAGTTCAGCAAGAGCATCAGGCGGTCAAACGATTACGCTCTTGGGTTCAAACTTTGCATCAAACGCATCTGTTTATATAAACACAACAGTAGCACCTTCGGTCACTTATATAAGTTCAAGCAATGTGCAATTTACGACTCCTGCGCTTTCTGTTGGAACGTACTTGGTATATGTAATTAATCCAGAAACTGGTGCATTTGGAGTTCGCGCTCCAGGCTTATCAGTTACAAATTATTAGAGGCTCAAATGGCAGGTAAACTATCAGGTGGTGCAATTCAGTCAGGAACAATTAGCACAACGCAAATTTCCTCTGCGTTAAATACGACTATTTCGGCTGGTGGTGGTCCTAAAATCTCAACGATCATTTATCCTGATGATGATACTGCTGCAAATACGAATGGCGGTCAAACTCTCTATATCACAGGCTCGGGTTTTAAATCAAACTCAACTGTTTTTATTAACGGCAATAACGTTCCTTCCGTTTCTTATATCAGCGCAAGCAATTTATCATTTACTGGTCCTGCTCTTTCTTCTGCAACATATCCTGTTTATGTGATTAATCCAGAAGATGGTGCGACTGCAATATTAATTCCTGGATTGCAGGTATCTGGCGAACCAACATGGGTAACTGGTGCGACTTTAGCTGAACAAGATGCAACTGGCACATTTAATATTTCTTTATCCGCAACTGGTGATGCACCATTGACTTATGCATTGGCTGCTGGTAGTTCATTGCCAGGCGGCATCACACTTGCGTCAAATGGCGTTATCAGTGGCACGATCACAACACCACCAGAAACTGATACGACTTATAACTTTACTGTGAATGCAATAGATGCTCAAAATCAAAGTTCCTCAAGAGCATTTAGCCTTACTGCTACGACGGGCGAGGGTGTATTGTTTGCCAATAATGTTCTGTTGATTCATGCTGATGGTGCGAATAATCAAAACAATCATACGTTCTTAGATTCAAGCAATAATAACTTTACGATTACAAGAAATGGTAATGCAACTCAAGGAAGTTATTCGCCATTTAGTCAAACTGGGTGGTCAGGATATTTTGATGGAACTGGTGATTATATAACTGTACCAGATAACGCTGCATGGGATTACGGAACTGGCGATTTTACAATAGAATGCTGGACATATCAAACATCAATCGGCACTAACGTAATTTTGGTAGGACAATATAATGCTAGCGACGGTAGTTCGTTTGAAGTTTTAGCAAATAATAGAGTTGCATTTTGGTCTGAAGGTTCGTTTAAAGCATATTCAGCAAATACTGTTTCTGCAAATAAATGGAATCACCTTGCAGTGTCAAGAAGTGGAACTAATTTAAGATTGTTTATTAATGGTGTATTAGAAACCACAGTAACGGATAGCACTAATATAGCGGGAAGCACTGCTGCGCTTCATATAAGTTCGAGTGCAACTAGCCCAGGAGCAGGTGTAATAACTGGTTACATGTCAAATGTTCGTATTGTGAAAGGAACTGCCGTCTATACTGCAGCGTTTACTCCTCCAACTGCACCACTAACTCCTATTGCAAATACACAATTACTTGTATTACAATCAAATCGTTTTGTTGACGAAGGACCAAATAGTTTTACAATTACACGCGCTGGTGATGTGTCTGTTCAATCGTTCTCGCCATTCTCATCTGGTCTCTTAAGTTCAAACAGTCATAGCGTGTTTTTTGATGGAACTGGAGACTATCTAACTTACAATGCTGGATCAACATTATCTTCTATAGGAACTGGACCATTAACAATTGAAGCATGGGTATATTATACAGGAAATCACTCTGGCTTTCATGATATTTTTATAACCAATACTGGTATGGGAATGTTATTAGATGCAGGGAAACTTCGTTTTTATGGTTTTTCTGCAACAACGGCTGCAACAAATTTGGTTCAAAATACATGGGTTCATGTTGCAGTTGTTCAACAATCTTCTAATGTGTTTGGTTTTATTGGTGGAACAAAGGTTTTAGATACAACTACTAGTACAGCATTTAGTGGATCAACGGGATATATTGGTTCTTGGAGTTCAGGTAATGAAAATTGGCCAGGATATATTTCTAATTTAAGAGTTTCAAATAGTGCAAGATATACAGCCAATTTTACGCCATCAACAACACAATTTACTTCAGATGCCAATACGGCATTACTTACATGTCAATCTGCAACATTGATTGACAACAGTACCAACGCATTCACGATCACGCGCAATGGTGATGCAATACCAAGAACGTTTAATCCGTTTGGGCAAACTTTTAATGCAAACATTGCATATTCAACAGCGAATGTTGGTGGTAGTGCATATTTTGATGGCACTGGAGATTATTTGAGTATCGCTGATGATGTTGCTTTAGATGCATTTACTGATTTTACAATTGAAGGTTGGGTCTATTTTAATTCTGCTGCTGATAGCCAAGTAATTGTATCCAAAGGATGGGATGCGGCATCAACATTTTCACCTTATATTCTATATACTAGCAGCGGCGGTTTAGTATTTACGGCTTCCGCTGATGGATCATCTTGGGGTGTGCTTAATGCGTCTGTAATACCAAATATCACTGTTGGTAGGTGGTATCATTTTGCTGTCACGCGAAGTGGCAGCACAATTAGATATTTTAATAATGGTGCGTTGACAGGAACGTCAACACTTTCTGCGGCATTGATGAACAGTACTCATGCATTGACAATTGGTTCTCACCGCACAGGAGGATATTATTTAAATGGATATCTATCTGGACTTCGTATAGTGAAAGGTACTGCTCTCTACACCAATCCATTCATTCCACCATCAGCACCATTTACGAACATCGCTAACACATCCTTGTTGTGTAACTTCACCAACGCTGGAATCTTTGATCAAACAGCGAAGAATGTTTTTGAAACAGTTGGTGATGCAAAAGTCAGCACTGCACAGTACAAGTATGGTAGTGGTTCGATTGCCTTTGATGGAACTGGTGACAATATTACAATCCCATCATCTCCTAATTTAGATTTTGGTACTGGCGATTTTACTATAGAATTGTGGATTAATTTCTCAGCGTTAAGTACAAATAGAGTACTGTTAGATAAATGGGTATCTGGAAATGCAAATAGTTGGCAGCTATATTGGAGATCAATAGGAACATCAATAACATTCTTAGTTGGCGCTAGCACTATATTATTGCAAGACCCTTCTACTTCTAGAATCACAACAAATACTTGGTATCATATCGCTGTCACTCGCTCTGGATCAACGAATAGATTGTTTATTGATGGCACACAAGTCGCTTCTGCAACTGATTCAACTAATCTCACTAATACTAACCGTTTATGTATCGGTGAGCAGTTGTCAACTCTTACAAACGATTTTAGTGGTTACATCGACGATCTTCGCATCACCAAAGGTTATGCTCGTTACACAGCCAACTTCACTGCACCAACTGCGAAGTTTAAGGATAAATAGGTACGTTTTTTGCATCTTAAAATAAAGCGACGGAAAACCGTTGGCATTATAAATAGGTATAATTACTAAAGAATTGACGTTTGTCATTTAACTGCTGATTTACATAGTTTCCGAGTGCAGAAACTATAATTTATGTTTTTGTTATACTAAAAGACATAAAAGTCAGGAGAGAAAATGAGAAAGTTACTTTTTGCGCTACTATTCGCAGTCGGCGCAGCACAGGCATTCGCCCAGACAACTACAGTTTCTACGGTCAATACGACCTCAGATGTTAATACAACATCTACTTCAACTTCGACTTCGACCTCCACATCGACTTCGGACAATACCAACACGAATGTAAATACGAATAATAACATTCAATCTGGTACTGCAACGAATATTAATCAGAATACGAACACTTCGACCTCTACTTCGACTTCTGATAATACGAATACGAATGTGAACACAAACACTTCGACTTCGACCTCTACAAATACCAATACCAATGTAAATACGAATAATAATATTAACAGTGGTACGGTAAACTATAATAACAATAACACTACAACTAGTGATAATACCAACACTAACATTAACACCTCTACCGTTAATAGTACAAATACCAATACGAATGTGAATACAAATAACAACATTCAGTCTGGTACTTTAACGAATAATAACAACAACAATAATGTTAGCACCAGCACCTCTACGAATACAAATACCAATACGAATGTGAATACGAATAATAACATTCAGTCTGGTACTTTGACAAATATCAATCAGAATACGAATAATACGACTTCGACAAATAACAATAATAATGTGAATACGACAACGAGCGTAAACACAAATAACAACAACAATGTGAATACTTCAACCAGCGTGAACACGAATAATAATAACAATGTGAACACATCTACGAGCGTGAACACGAATAATAATAACAATAACTCTGTGTCTACAAACACAAACTTTAATAATAATGTGAGCACTTCTACCAACACGAATAACAATAATAACAACATGTCTGGTGAAGTCACTTATAATAATAACAATAAGAACGATACAACGATTAACTCAAACAATGTTAACACAAACAACAATAACTCAACAAGTGTAAACACGAATAATAACAATAACAACAGTGTTTCAACAAATACGAATATCAATAAAAGCGATAGCACTAGCACAAATACGAATAATAATAACAATGTCAATGTAAGCACTTCAACGGCTGTAAATAAGAACGAGAATATTAATAAGTCTGAAAGCACAAGCCAAAGCAATGTAAAGACTGAGAATACAAATACGAACATCAATCGTAACGAAAACATTACAAAGGTAGAACAAGAGATTAAGGCACCACCTGCTAGTGCTATCGCGCCTATGATCTCAACATATAGCCAGGATGTCTGCGTCAGTGGCGTCTCAGGTGCCGTTCAAACACAGGTCATTGGTCTATCTGCTGGTAAGGCAGTTCGCGATATGAATTGCGAAAGATTAAAACTTTCCAAGACTCTATATGACATGGGTATGAAAGTTGCTGCTGTATCAATGATGTGCCAAGACGAGCGCGTGTTTAAGGCTATGGAAATGGCTGGCACACCTTGCCCGTATATGGGTAAGATTGGTAAAGAAGCCAACGAACAGTGGGCTGCTAACAAAGAAGAAAGACCAGACTTCCGTAAGAGATGGTGGGAAGTTTGGAAAAAAGATACAACTGAAGATCTTCCAGTAGCAAAACCAGCTGGTGAATAATGAAGCGATTACTCGCTCTATTATTGCTACTCTCTAGTGCTGCGCTTAATGCGCAGCAGCTAGATTGGACCAATGCAGTCAATGTTCCAAATATTGTTGTAAATCCAACAATGGACAACTGTGTGTCTGGTGCACCAACATGCGGTGCATGGAAGGAAGCAGGGTTTCCTCTTGGTGATTGGGTCCCAGCAGGTGATGGAAAACTATACACATTTAGTTATGTTCAAGGGACATTGTATCAAGATATTGATCTTTCTCAATACGAAACAAACCTATTTAATTTTATATTTTCATTTGATTTGAATAATTCTTGTCGTAATTTTATTGGTGGATCCTGCTCTAGCATTGATGGTCCTATTGATCCATTTTCTGTCACTTTAAAGTTCTATGATACAAATGGATTAAACAATTCTTTTACATTATTAAGCGGTACACCATCTACAGCAAATATTGGTTGCATCGGTGGTATTGAAATCCTTGGTTTATGTCTACTTGGACAAGAAGCGCAAAGTGCTTGGCAAAATTTTGGTTGGTATAGCCATGTGCAATCTGATTTTTTATTTACGAGCGCAAGATTAGAATTTACTGGTAACGATGCTGGCTTCTGGGGTGGATTATACGGTCCTAGCGTTGACAATGCAATGCTTCAGATTAATTACATGCCACCTCCATTGCCAACTTCTGGCGGTCTTGCTGGTATGAATGTCAGTGCTCCTGGCAGTGATTACATTTTTATTTTTAAGGGTAACGACCCTATATTGTTTAGCCAGCTTGCCACAAAGGGTGAAGATCTAGTTGGTTGGACTGCAGTTAGTTCTGGTGGTGAAGCATTAAAGATTACCTCTATACAAAGACCAGATTCAGATTATCTATTCCTTTATACAGAAGGCACTCCAACCTCTGGAACATATTACAGTTTTCAAGAACAACCACCAACTGTGGATTGTGTATTAGATCCATTTGATCCAAGTTGCATTATTGACACACTTGGTATTGATGATGGCACTATTGACTATTCTGATCCAGAGCAAGTGTTAGCATCTATTGAAGAAACAGACCCTGGCATATCTGAAGAGACAGGTTCTGACGATGGTTCAGACGATGGCTCATCTGATGGTACTGAAGTGATTGAAGATGAGGAAGAAGTATTAGTTGCTGATGAAGAATCAGGCGATGCTGCTGATGAGAATTTAGAAGAAATGCTTGCTGATAGTTCTGAAGAAGAAGCATCAGAAGAGGAAGAAGTGTTAGTTGCTGAAGAAACTGCCGAAGATCCTTCTGAACCATCCCTTCCTGCAGTTGTAGCGGCATATCGTGAATTGTCAGATGACGAAAAGGCAGCAATCCTTGCTGATGCAATCTCTAAGAATACACTAGAAGGTGCTCTCGCCATTGCATCAGATGCAACTGCTGCAGCCTCTGGTTCTTCTGCATCCGCTTCTGCTGCAACTACAACACAAACAGAAAGTTCGACAAGAACTTCAACAACTCAATCATCTTCCTCATCTTTTGTTGTCCAAGAAACAACAAGCATTGAATCCAAAGAAGAAGAACAAAAAACTGAAATGATGGAATCATCTGATTCTGCCTCTGAGACTTTAGAAACAGGACGACAGATGGGTAGAGAAGCCCTTGCGTCAACAATGAGTCAGACAGAGCAGTCAGCCGCTGAGTCTGTCAGTCAAGCAGAATCAATTGCTATGAGTTTTAGTGAAACACAAACAACAGTTGTTGCTTCTGCAGATAGTAGTCAAACAACCATGGTTGAAGATGTTGCTATGGCTGCAGCCAATAAAACAGAAGAAGTTGATGATGGCAGCAGAAGAGAAGTTCAACAGGTTGTATTTGAAGATTCTTCTACTGGATCTATGACAACAGAAACTGAGCAACAGGTTGTTGCACAAACAGAAACAGCAAATGAGATAGAAAGCGGAACAACAATCATTGATACTGGAGTTGAGCAAGCACAGGAAGAGAAGATTGAAATGGTTGCTGCTACTGAAACTCAAACAAACGAGCAAACAGATACCTTTGCTGAACTTATGCAAATGGATATCAAGCCTGTGATTGAAGAAAAAGCTGATGGTGACTTTGAGTTTGTCCAGCAAGTCGTTGCCGCATCAAACGATCAGAAACAAGAAGAAATTAATAACTCTGGTTTCTCTGAAGAAGAAAAGATTACGATTGCCAATGACCCTGCTCTTGCAAATGCATTTAATCTAGCACCTAATGTCACAAACCTTGAAGTTGCTGGTGTATTAAATAACAAGCAAGAAGAAAAGTCTGACGCCGAGAAGCGAGCAGATGAAGTCGTTGCTGCAAATGCAAAAGAGCAGGAAGAAATTAATAAAAACTACATGGACGCAGATCAATCTGGTATTGTTGCTGCTATGGGCGCAGATACTGATGTGAGCGCCTACAGAACTGCAATGATTCGTGATAATAATGTATGGTATAAACCAGAAGATATTTACAAAGGTGTTATTATTAAGGACAATGTTCGTGGCTCTTACTTCCTTGAAAAAGGAAACACAGACACTTATAAAAAAATGATCGAAGAACAGTATAAGTAATGTTAGCAGAACTCGCAGCAATCAATGCTGCATATGCTGTTATCAAGGAGGTTGTCTCTAACGGCAGAGAATTAGGTGAGTGTGCAGGTCAATTAGGAAGTTTCTTTGAAGGTAAACGAAAGTTAGAAAAGAAAGTTATTGAAACACCTGCAAATGAGCGTAGCCGACTAGAAGAATTTTTCGCATTAGAAGAAGTACGAAGAAAGGAAAGAGAACTCAAAGACTATATGCTGATTGCTGGGCGCCCTGGATTATGGGATGATTGGGTGAAGTTTCAGAAAATGCATGCGCAGATGGAATTAGCAGCAGCGCAAGCAAGACGACGCGCTGAAATTGAAGCCGCGCAAAGGCAAGAAGAAATTACACTGATGATCTGCATCGGGATTTTATTTGTTATGTTTGCAATTGGAATATTTGGATTTGTTTATATTATAACGAGATAAAGTATAAAAACAAGGAGCAAATAGATGAGCGATTTAGACGAGAAGGTCGACAAGTTAGAAGCAGCGGTTGACCCAAATACAGTAATCAGCATTGGCGGTTACAGTTTCACACCAGCAAAACTTATGATCGCTGGCGGTATTGTGTCCACGGTTCTTGGTGGTCTTTATGGAGCCTTCGAGTTCTATAAAGATTATATGGATATGAAGCAACAGATTCAAGAGTACGTTGCTCCAGATTTATCAGCCATCAACGAACGCATCACCAAGATGGAAGAGCGCGTCGATAATGCAGTCGTCATGGTCGACGAAAGCGGCGATATTCTCCGCGACGTTCGTTCAGATCTAAAAGGCGATATTGATAGCCTTCAAGCCGATGTAGATGCAGCCGAAAGACGTAATCGCGAACTCGATAAGGAAGTCCGCGGATTTGTCGGCGTCACAGACCGCGAAATGTCAGCCCGATTGAGAGCGATCGAACGCGAAACAGACGCTAAATTGAAAGAACTAGAGAAGAAAGTTGATGAAAAGATTCAAAAGGCTTGGGAAAATCCTTTGGCTAAATAAGAAATGATAATGGAAACATTATGCCTCCGCAATGCATCTAAGCGATATATTGTGAGTTTTCGCAATCGGGTTCTTATACTGACCCACGACTATAACGTCGCGATCAAGTATATGAATTTTGTAAACTTTGCAAAAAATGTATTAGGAGACAAAAATGAATCTATTAGCAAATTTAAAATCAATGCTATCGGACGGTGAAAACGGTTCGGTTTCATCAAAGCGAGTCATTACGTTTTTAGCGGCATTCTTGGTGTCACTTGCATTCGTATTGAATTTGTTTTGGGGATTCGTTGTTGAGAAGTTTATGTACGACTCAATGATGATGATCGTGTTGGGTGGTCTTGGTACAACGGTTGCAGAAAAGTTTGCACCAAAAAAACCACCTGTTGCCTAATATAACAGGAGAAGATAATGAGTACATTAGTTGTGTTACTATTAGTTGTTGTTGCGGGTTGGATTGTTTGGAAATTATGGAAAAAGCCAGACGCTAACAATGACGGTGCTGTAGATCACAAAGATGTTCTTGTTGCCGCTAAAGAAGTTGCTGCTGATGCTAAGGCTCATGCTGCAAATGCTCTTGACGTCAACAAAGACGGAAAAGTTGATCTTGCAGACGTAAAAGAAGTGGCTGCGAAAGTTAAGAAAGGTCGCAAGAAGAAGGCAGTATGATGAAGAAGTTTATTGCACTTATCGCATTAAGTTTCTCATCTGCTGCTCTTGCAAATCCTTACGACTTCAAAGTATTGAAAGTTAGTGATGGAGATACAGTGGTGTTCGAAGCACCATTTATGCCAGCACCTTTGAAACCGCAATTAAGTTTGCGCGTTCTTGGTGTTGACACTCCAGAAAAGGGTGCGCGTGCTGGTTGTCCAGAGGAAGCAAAAGCCGCTGAAGCAGCCAGTGCGTTTACCAAAAATCTTGTCGCAAATGCAAAGTCAATCAAAGTTGAATTAAAAGAGCACGATAAGTTTGGTGGTCGCGTCCTTGGTGATCTAATTGTTGATGGGCAGAGACTCTCTGCACTATTAATTCAAAACGGTCACGCTCGCCAATACTTTGGTGAAAAGAAAGCAAGTTGGTGTAACTGATGTTTATTTTAGAACCATTCGCTATACCATTCATTTATTTGTTTAAATGGCTTGCTTCTCTATTTTTGTTTTTATCAAATGGCACATATTGGCTTTACTCAAAATTATTGGGAGCAAGCATGTGGTTGAATGATGCAGTTGAAAGTAACATTTGGCCAAGAGATTAAATTATGCTTATACCATTACCATATAAGATCCTTGCAGTGGTTCTTTTAGTTGGCGGCGCATTTGCTGCAGGCTATAAAAAAGGATCTGACGCTGGCGAAGTTATGGTTCAAAAAGCTGCGAACGAAGCAGAGCAGTTAAAAATTGAACTTGAGAAAGAACAAGCCAACATCAAAGAACGAGTTGTTACTGAGTATGTTGATAAGATTAAAGTTGTGACTCAAAAGGAAACAATTTATCGCGACGCTGCTGAACAACAAGTTCCTGGTAAGTTTAATCTTACAAATGGTTGGGTTTACTTGCACGATACTAGTGTAAAAGGTGAAGAACTAAATCCTGAGATGGCTTCAGATGATACTGATTCAGTTGTAAAAGACAATCAGGCTCTCGGAACTGTTCTTGCTAATTATTCTATTTGTTTGCAAAATGCGCAGCAACTAGTTAGTTTGCAATCATGGATTCTTGAGACTAAAGCATCTGTTGATAAACAAAACGCTGATCGTGGTTTAGACATTAAACTTCCTGAAATGCCTTGGAAGAAAGGAGAAGCGAAATGAGATACATAATCGCTCTTTCTTTTTTGGTTCTTGCTGGTTGCGCAAATCCATTAACTCGTTTGGTGCCGAAGATTGAAATGCCTGAACCACCAAAAGAATTGATGGCTCCACCAAAACAATTAAAAACAATTACACCTCAAGCGGAAAGTGTTAAAAATGTCCCACCTAAATGAAGTCGGTTATGGTTACTTTCAACATTTGTTTCGCGCATGGAAAATCGCATTCATTTTATTAGTACATGGTGTGTTTCCAGAAATTTGGAAAACTAAAGCAAGTGATGAACTCTGTAAAGAAAGATTAGAAGACGATGCAACTCGTGCACATATGTTAAAACATATGTACGGTATTGTTGAAAAGAAACATCAAGAAACGCCAAGCATTTGGGATAGAATGTCAGATCGCGAGTTAGCGATCTTACAGGAAAAGAATAAAAATAAATAATGCTTGCATTTAAACAATTCATCTCTGAAGGATGGAGCAGCAAATACAAGAAAAGTATTGATTGTTCCAGCCCTAAAGGATTTTCACAAAAAGCCCACTGCCGTGCAAGAAAATTGCGTCAAGCAGGTATAAAAACAACTAGCAAGGCAGTAAAGTAGAATGATTGACTTCGAAAGCAGATTAAGTAAAATAGAGACTGAGGTCGCTGCAATACGAGAGAAGGTCTCCTTCTTCTCAGTCATCTACGAGAAGTTTGATAGAACACTAGACAAACTAGACGAACGTCAAATCGAAGATCGAAAAGAACTCCAGCAAATGATGGATGAGTTAAGAGTAGATCTAGTACAAGAGATGAAGTCATTGCGCGAAGAAATGGCTGCGCAACACGCAATAGAAAAACAAAAAATAGAAGATTTAAATAAATGGCGCTGGCTTGTGATGGGTGGCGCCGTTGTTGTTGGTTGGCTCATTTCGAAATTAGGTTTGCCTTTTGACATTAAGTGATATATACTATTAATTCCGTTGGCGTTTTTGTGATGTTTTATGAGTGTTTATATTGATCGAAAATATCTGTTATTAATTTCATCTCGTTTACAACAATTTAAGCAAAAAAAAGAAGATCTTTTCAATTTTCGCTGTTTGTATTGTGGTGATTCGAAGAAGAACAAACTAAAGGCTCGCGGCTATGTTTATCGCAAGTCCAACGACTACTACTACATCTGTCACAACTGCAACAAGTCTACGACGTTTGCGAAGTTTTTACAGGAAGTTGATAGTGGAGCCTATAAACAATACGCCCTCGAGCGATATGCAGTTGGTCAAACAGGATACGGCTCTAACATCAAGAAGCCTGATTTCCAACAACTCAAGGGGAACGCCTACGCCAGACTCCAGTCTACTCTCAACAAGTCCGCAGGAAGTGGAGAGACAGTTGAAAGCCTGGAGAGAACAACAAGAGCGTTTGCACATTATAGTATAGAGAATTTATGTGCAGATCACGCTGCGCGTGACTATATACAAAAGAGACAAATCCCCAAGCAGTTCTGGAAAGAGATATTCTATACAGAACACTTCAAGGATTTTCTAGATAAAGAATTCCCCCAACACGGTAAAGACGAGGTCCCTAACGACGAGCGTATCGTACTCTTTTACACTAACGAAAAGGGTGAGGTAACAAACGTCGCGGGGAGGGCTTTGTCGTCGAAGTCGAAAATACGATACGTCACTGTAAAGGTCTCAGATGAGAAGAAAGTGTTTGGATTGCACCGTTTACGGAAAGAAACTCGAATCTACGTCCTTGAAGGACAGTTTGATTCTTATTTTCTCCCGAATTGCGTTGCCTCTGGCGATAGTAATTTGGGCGGCGTGGCAGCAGTTCTTTCGAACCTAGATGTTGTGCTCGTTTATGATAACGAGCCTCGCAATAAAGATATTGTAAAGCAGATTGAAAAGTCTATTGGTAAAGGTTATAAGGTTTGTTTGTTCCCTGAAAATGTAAACGGTAAGGATATCAATGAAATGATATTGAACGGATTGACTTCTGAACAAATTAAGAGTATCATTGATACCAACACTTTCAGTGGTTTAGAAGCCAAACTGAAGTTTACAAATTGGAAAAGGTGTTGAGTATGATTACACTAGACGATCTTGGTTTAGAGATTGTTAAACACCCAATCACAAAAGTACGATTGCAGTATCATGCTGGAAAATGGTATGTGGAATATCGCCGCGCACCAAAATATTTTTTTGATCGTTGGTGGTGGTTTGATGATTCTCTTTATTCAGAATATAAAGATGCATATGTTCGCGCGCAGATGTTAGCGTCTGAAGGTGCAACGCAAGAAGTTAAACATAAGACGATCGAATTCGACGTTAAGGATTTTTAATATGAAGGTATCTCTTGTTTCATATTCCAAACCAGTTTTGGAGGGATTGGATACGCCAACGGATCTTGTGGCTTTCTGCGCAAGAGTGTCCAATCCCTCCAATCAAATGAATAGTGAGACTTCAGAAAAATTAATCAAATATTTGGTTAAGCATCAACATTGGTCGCCGCTTGAGATGGCAACAATGTGCCTAGAAATTGAAACGACGCGTGACATTGCGCGTCAAATTTTACGTCATCGCAGTTTTTCGTTTCAAGAATTCTCACAGCGCTACGCTGATCCCACCAAGGATCTAGAATTTGTAACACGTGAGGCTCGTCTTCAGGATCCGAAGAATCGTCAGAATTCTATCTCTGAAGGTGTTGACGTAATGCTTCAATATGAATGGGATAAGCGTCAACAAGACTTGATTGAACAAGTTAAGATCCATTATAACTGGGCAATTGCGAACGGTATCGCAAAAGAACAGGCGCGTGCATTGCTTCCTGAAGGATTAATTATGTCTCGCATGTATATGAGCGGAACATTAAGATCGTGGATTCACTATATACAACTCCGCAGCGGTAATGGCACTCAGAAAGAGCATATGGAAATAGCGAAAGAGTGCGCAAAGGTTATCGCTGAGGTATTCCCTCTTTCAACACAATTCATAGCAACAGAATAAGGAGCAAATGATGGCAACACGTCTTCCATCGATCTATCAGGATTTCATTCACATTTCGCGCTATGCTCGTTTTAATGACGAACTAGGTCGTCGCGAGACATGGGATGAGACTGTAGATCGTTATATTAGTTTCTTTAAAGAAAAAACAAACGACAACAAAACAGTTCCATGGGAAGAATTGCGTACAGCAATTTTAAATCTCGAAGTAATGCCGTCAATGCGTTGCTTGATGACTGCTGGTCCTGCTTTGGAAAAAGATCAAGTGGCTGGATATAATTGCTCCTATGTCGCCATTGATACACCAAAAGCATTCGATGAGATCATGTACATTCTCATGTGCGGAACTGGCGTCGGATTCTCTGTTGAATCAAAGTACACAAATAAACTTCCAGAAGTTCCAGAAGAACTTCATGAAACAGACACAACTGTTGTCATTGCTGATAGCAAGATTGGTTGGGCTTCAGCATATCGTGAGATCATTTCTCTTTTGTATTCTGGAAAAGTTCCAAAATGGGATGTGTCAAAAGTACGTCCAGCGGGTGAGCGTTTAAAGACTTTTGGTGGTCGTGCGAGTGGACCAGAACCATTGGTTGATTTAATTAAATTCACTCTCAATATCTTTATGAAGGCACGTGGTAGGAAACTATCAACGTTGGAGTGTCATGACATTGTTTGCAAGATTGCTGATATTGTTGTTTGCGGTGGTGTTCGCCGTAGTGCTCTCATTTCTCTTACCGACCTCAACGATGACCAATTGCGTCATGCAAAGTCGGGTGACTGGTGGACACACAATGGACAACGTGCACTGGCAAACATTTCAGCGGTGTATGACAAACAAGTAGACATGGACACATTCATGAATGAATGGCATGCTCTGTATATGTCAAAGTCTGGTGAGCGTGGTATTTTCTCACGTGCTGCATCACAGGCTGTTGCTGCGAAGAATGGTCGTCGCGATCCAAAGCATGAGTTTGGTACAAATCCATGTTCTGAAATTATTTTGCGTCCATTTGAATTCTGCAATCTTTCTGAGATTGTTGTTCGCGCAAATGATGATGTTGACTCATTGAAGCGCAAGGCTCGTTTGGCTACGATCATTGGTACACTTCAATCAACGTTGACAGACTTCCGTTATATAAACAAGCGTTGGAAGAACAACTGCGATGAAGAGCGTTTGTTGGGTGTATCGTTGACAGGTATTTGTGACAGCAAACTTCTAAATAAGCCGTCTCAGAAACTGGCGGATGCATTGGATGAAATTCGTTTACACTGTGTTGAAGTCAATAAGGAACTCGCCTTTGCTCTTGGTGTTCCACAGTCGGCTGCAATCACTTGCGTTAAACCTTCAGGCACTGTTTCTCAATTGGTGGATTCCGCATCAGGCATTCACCCACGTTATTCTCAGTTTTATGTCCGTCGCGTAAGAG